TACATCTAAAAATATCCTTAATTACATCTATAAAATATTTATAAAATAATACTTGACAACATACCTATCTTATGATACTATATACTCGTAAAATAAAATTATGAAAGGAAATACATTCATGGAACTAAAGGATAAGCAGGAACTTATTTCTATTTTGTCTATTTTTGATGAACGTTTAAACAAGCTTGAAAACCCTCAACCATCTGAAAAAGATGAAGAGCCTAAAGACCCATCAGAAGACGGTAAACAACAAGATACCGAAATTGATGACATTGAAAAATTTTTGGAGGACTAATCTAAATGAACCCAATCGAAGAACAAAACACCGTGCCTAATTTTACCACGGAAAATTTCAAAGATAACAAGCTCTCAAAAGAAAATGAGCTTAATGCTACTATGACCATCAAACCATCTTCACCAGATGAGCTTGAAATTAAAAACAAGGGGGTAACTCTTTAATGCCATCACAAAAACGAGCAATCGCCCAAGCCGTTCAAGGTGCACTATTACAATTCAATTCAGATACCCAAAACTCATGGTCTTTTGGTGCTAATTGGAATAACACTGGTACATCTTTTGAAACTTTTGTAAATCACTATCTTTTCCCTAAGCTTAATGAAACACTTATTGTTGAGGTTGTAAACGGAAACAGATTTGACTGGTTAGCTCAAGAAATTGACTTTATCGGTCAGTATTCAGAAGAATATGTTATTCTTGATTCAGTCCCTATCACTATGGACTTGACCAAAAATGCTGAACTTATGCTTAAGCGTAATTATCCGCTTATGGCAAGCAAAATCTATCAGCAAGGTATTCTCAAGAAAGTTAAATTTACTCTTAACAACAATGACGCTCGCATGAATTTTCAAACCATTGGGGATGGAATTAAGTATGCCATTGCAGTCTATAAGAAGAAAATCTCTGACATTAACATTGCTGAAGAACAAGAAATGAAAGCCATGTTGCTTGACTATGCTTTGCATCATACAAAGGACAAACGCACAGTCACGTCTCTTCAAGGGCTTTTCCAAGAAATTTCTAAAGCCATCCTCAATCTTCAGAACAACTCTGACAAACACAATGAAGTTCAAACCGCTTCAGGTGGTGCTATCGGACGTTTCACAACTATTTCCAAGTTGTCTGACCTCCTCATTATCACCACGGACGAAGCCAAAGCCTACTTACTTGATACCAAACTCGCAAACACGTTCCAAGCTGGAGGGATTGACCTATCAGGTCACATCATTTCTTTTGATGACTTGGGCGGTGTTTACAAAACTAATAAGGACATCAAAGTCACTACTGCTATGCTTCCACTATTGCAAGCTATGGGTGACTACCAAGTTGAAAAAGACGACATCATCCCTGCTTCAACCATCTTTACTTTTGACATTACATCGATTTTCGATGCGGCTGACTATGAAGAGGTGAAGCCTACAGGTGACTACTTTGCTTGTATCTATGACATCCGTGGTATTCGCTACAAACGTTGTACCAAGGGCATGCTGAAAGAACCATTCTATAATGGTGAATTTGATGAGACAACTCACTGGATTCACTACTATTCAATGAAATCTATCAGCCCGTTCTATAACAAGGTAACAATCACCAGCTAAAAAACTTAATTAAATTTCTCCTATAAGGGCTAGGCAATCGCCTAGTCCATTTTTTAAAGAATAGAAAGGAACACAATGCCGATTGAGCAATCTTTTACAGAAAAAATCACGGACAAGATAACCAATCATCGAAACCGTTTTTTTAATATCTTATATGCTCGCTATGCTGAGTTTCTTCCACTCGTTATCTCGTATGAGCATACCGATAACCCCAAAATCTCCCTTGACAAAATCAATCTTGAAATAATGTTACGCTCAGGCTATTCTGTTGCAGTTGGTGAGCTTGCAGATGGAACAATAGGCATTATAGGCTATCTTGTGAATACCTACAATTATCCCTATAATACCATCTATTTTAAAAACGTTCCTAAGACATCAAAAGACATCAATTTTACTATCAATCGTTTACAAAAGCTGAAAACCTACAAGGAAATCACTCCTTACAACAAAGATGGTAACTTTGTAATTCTAAACAACAAACCTCTAGCCTATACCAACGACTTTGAAATCGTGAGCCACTATGCTAGTGAGCTTACTGAAATCATTGTATCAAGGTTTTCTATCATTATGCAAGCTAAAATCAATACGTTTCTGCGTGACGAGTTTGGCTCAGAAGACATGGAAAATATAGCTTCCTCTCTTTATAATGGTCAGCCTTGGATAAAGACGACAACTAAATTTGATGTAAATGACCATATCGTAAATATCTCAAATGTTGCCTTTGTATCAGCTTTATCTGAATTAAAACGAACTTACCAAAATATCCTATCTGAGCTTAATTCTATGCTTGGTCTGAACTCTTTAGGGGTTGATAAGGAAAGCGGAGTATCTAAGACAGAAGCGGAAAGTAACCGCTCCTTTAAGAAATCTAATGAAAACATTTACTTGAGAGGACGCAACGAACCTCTAAAACTGTTAAATGATGTTTACGGTCTGGATATTGAAGCTGAGTACGTTGATAGTATGGTATCAGAAATCTCTTCTCTTGAAAAATTGGAGGTGATTGCTAATGTCTAAAACCACTACTACATTGTTATACATCATTCAAAGCGAACTTTTGAACATGGGATATAATGAGTTTTTATCAGCAGACGGAAACCAGATTACAGTCTTCGATAATAACCAACGCATTATGTCAAGCGTGACCAAGTATGAAAATCCTAGTATTATTTCAGCTTGTCGAAATACAATCTTTTATGGTCTTGACTTTCTGACTGCTAACAGACAACGCTTTGAACGTGATTTTTTAAATACGTTTTTAAACCGTCCTATCAAGTACCAGACTTTTGAAGCTATGAGGTCTTCTCTAGTGGGTTACTTATCCACTAATTTAGAGGTTATCACTAATATCTATCAAGCTGAACTATTCATACAAGGTCGTACCAATTCCAATTCAAGCGGTGAAAACGTTTCCGAAACAACAGGAAGAAACAACAATCTTTTCTCAGATTTACCACAAAACAACACTGGTATAGACCTAAATAGGGATGGGATGGACTACGCAACTAACACGACCATTTCAAAATCAAAATCAGATAGCACTGGAACAAGTCATAATACCTCTAATAGCTCTAGTTTTAACATTGATAATCTGGATAAGGTTTATCAGTTTAAAAAGTGGTTGTTTGATGAGTTAGATACCTTGCTATTTTCACAAATTTTCTAAAGGAGATTTATCAATGGAAAACAATGATAAAAACCAAATCAATCCAAATGAGATTGACCAGAAGCCACAAGACCAGTCTTTTCTCTATCCTTGGGCTTATCCATATTATGGATATCCTCTCCGTGGTCAGCGTGAACCGTGGTATGACGATAAGAAAGACTACAACACAAATGCACCATCTTACTACGATTATTTAGCAAGTAAGAACTATATCACTCGCTTAACAGTTGACCTCTTGAACCGTGTAGCTAGACGCAATATCCGTGTGATTGACACAAACACGGTTGACCTCACCAAAGAGCATGACTGGATACAAGAGGGTGATTGTGCTGGTAAGTATTCAGACGTGATTGACCTGAAAGCAGATGTTAAAATCTCAGCTCAGACGGAAAATGAAATCATCGGTACTCGTGACGCTAACAAGAAAGCCTATACGTTTCCTAACGCTATCAAGGCGAAAGATGATGGACTCTATGCTCGTGATACTACTAAAGTCTTAGCAGATTTATTTGATATGGCTGACGACCTTAACAATAAAATTGCCAATGAAATTATTGAGCGTATCAACGCAGACAAGGACTTAAAAGGTCGTATCGAAGCAGAAGCCAACAACCGTGAAAAGGCTGACAGGGATATGCTTGAGCTTATCAATCAGAAATATGCTGACTTGCTGAAGCGTCTGAACGACTTACTAACTGACCAAGGGAAGCTAACAAATGCCCTAACTAAGATTATTAATAATCTACGAGATAGCGGCGCATGGAATGGTGGTCTTAATGGCCAATTTAACAACGGTCGCAACATCGCAACTGGTAACATCAACTTGTTCTCATCTACGGTTGATGGCGACTACTTTATCCGTACTAATAATGGACGATCTGAAAATGATTTAGCTGGAGGTGTATAATATGCCTTGGTATGATGCATGGGGCACTTATGCAAAGACTGGCCCCTATAATAATGTTGCTATGGGTGGGAGTCCTAACGCTTCTATTCATGGTCTTGACCTCAATCCAGCCAAAGGAACTGGACACGGTAGAGGTATTTATTTTGATCAACGTGGGGAAAGCGGAGTATATGTTTTGTTAAGCCTGATTGGCTATGCCATATCTGCTGACTTGCAAGCTATTCCTAATCAACACTATGTGAATTTTGGTGGAACGTATGACTGGTATGTTGATATGTGGGTTTCTAGGGATGGTGGAAATAACTGGGAAACAGTAAAATCCAATATCCTAGTAGCAAGACACAATTCAGACCAAACCCTAGCTTATACTGGTAACTGGGTATTGTCCAATGTTGAATGGTCAGATATTCTCACTATCACAGGTAAATGGACACATTTCAAGATTGAAATCCGTGGGGATGAACCAGCTCAGCGCCATCAGAATATCTTCACCTATACCCAGATCATCAAGCCAAAACCACCTGAAATTATCCCGTGGGCTATTCGGCAAGATGGAACATTTAACAGTCTTATGACCATCAAAAAGGATTTTAAAATCCGAAAAGATAATCAGTTTGTTTCAAAGAAACAACAATCACAAAACAAAATCCGTAAGGATAATGTATGGAAAAACCAAGTAAAAATAGGAAAATAAAGGAGTAAAATCATGACTCAAGAATTTACACGCAATTTCAAAAAACTAACTACCGCTCAAGTCCACGGTAAGGAAATTAAAGAGTTTACAGATGTAAACGATTTAGTTTCAAATGGTACTGATAACTTTATCAAGCGACCAGATGAGACTATGCACTGCTTAACAGATAATATCAAGCTTATTTACAAGACCGAAAATACAGAACTTTTGGATATTGAGCTGGATAACACCAAAAATTCAGCGAAACTAAAAGTCAATTATGATGAACAAAAAGAGCAACGGTTGAAATCTACTAACCATTCTATCTATATCGTTCCAGCGGTCAACGGATCAGGTGAAAAAACAGATATACAAGTTACACCGCATGACCGTCAAGTGTATGTAGATGGTGATAATAAGGTTTACATGATTTTTGATGAGGTAAATAGAATTGTCAACATCTTTGCTTTAAATCCTTTCACGGTCAGCGCTTCTGCAAGTGACAAAACTATCACATTATACTATCATAATCTTGGTAGTACCCTACCACAATTAGAAAGTCAAACAGAATTTGGACAATATGTCTCCGTTCAAGAGAGCCATCTTAAACTAAAATACATTGATGGAAAAACCTCTTATGATGAGTGGTCAGAAGTAAATAATATTCTTGTCCATGTGAGATTTGACATCATTGTGCAGTAAATAATAAAATAGGGTAGTCTAATCAACTACCCTTATTTTTCAATTTAAACCGAAAGGATTTTTTTCATGAAACTTACAGAATTTACTTTCTTTAAAAATACCCCTTTTGTAAATATGCAAAATACCATCCATTTTTCTTCCAACGAAGAAAGAGACGAATTTTTTAAAACTAAATATACTAACCTAAATTTTAATAGTGTCTTTAATTTTCGTCGTGACCGTGGTATCATTCAAATTGACTACCCAATCGGAAAGATGAACGGTTATAACTATTGCTCATTTATTGATGGGTTTGACGGTGTGACTTATTATGCTTATATCGTATCTATCACCTATATCAATGATAATTGTACCAGAATAGACCTACTCATTGACCCTATTATGACATTTACACAAGGCAACATCCTTGAGTCAATCGGATATGTGGATGTAATCCGCTCTCACTTGCCAAAAGTGCAGTACAATCTCAATCTGGATAAGATCCGCAATTCTCAGGATATGCCAACAGTCACCACTCTACAAAATACAAGAACCATTTCAGAACCTTTTGGGGATTCTTGGGTGATGATTTACTCATCAGCTCAGTTGACTGCCGATTTTGGTACAGAAAAAGCCCCTAAGATTGTAGCTTCTTCGGGTGGTACGTTTGATAAAATCTCAAGTCCAGTTGATGTCTATTTAGTCAATCGTAATGACTTTTATTCTTTTTCTTCTCGTATGGCACAATATCCTTGGGTTGCTCAGAATATCACTAAGTGCATTATCATCCCTAAGAAATTCATCCCAGACGAAGCCGTAGAAAAAGCTAAGATGAAAGATGGCTATGAGAAACTGTATCAACTCAAAAACAAAGGCAATTCACCAGATATTCCAGTAAACATCCACTACACCCTAGAGGAACTTTGTGACCTCTTCCAACTTGACCAGACACAAGAAAAACACTTGCTCAGGTCAGGCTATTGTGGATTGGAACTAACAGACTTTAAGTCTCAGACCCTACCGATTGAAACCTCCAAGCTCCATTCTTTCAACCTACATTGTAAGAATGTTGTTGGATATTTCAACAATATAAAAATATATGTGGATGGCTATGGTGCAAGAAACTTGAATGGTGAACGAGCTGGATTTTATCTGAACTACTCACTGACCTTTGATGAGTTCGATGAGCTTCCTACAATGATAAACACTGGCAATCTCTCAAAAGCTATGACTGCTTACAGTCGTGAGCTTTCCAATTCACGGACTTTCTCAGGTCGTCTTAGGAAAATCCAAGGGAGTGACAATCTACAAGACCGCTTGTTTAATTCCTTGACAGCGTTTTCAGATGTCTTTTCTGGTGGTATCGCTTCAGCACCCTCAAAAATCGCTGGTCTGTTTAATAACGAATATGAATATTATAGAGACCAAGACGCTCAGATGAAAGAGCTTTCTTTACAACCTCCAAAGGTTTCTAATCAGACAAACGGTAACTCTCTTCTGATTAAGACAGGTGATTGGGGTATTCATCTTCAAGTCTTTACCCTTTCAAGCACTGACCGTAACAGGGTTGCTCAATACTATAATATGTTTGGTTATGACATCAATGAGCGTAAAACCTTAACAGGTCTGATTGATAGTCAAGAGCGATGCAACTGGCTTCAATTCACTGGCGTATGGACGATGCCAGATATTGATATTGAGTTTATCAATCAGATGAAAACGCTTTTTGAGGGTGGTGTCCGTTTCTGGCATAACAACGGAAGAGCTAACCCTTTTGTAAATGCCCTTTATGATAATAGGATGGTAAAATAATATGCCTACATATAAACAATATACAACCCAGCAATATCAAGACTTTCTATCCCAGCCCTATTCTTCTAACTTTGGCTTTACAGAAGAGCAGATAGCTGACTGGTTTATGGCTCAGGCTGGTGCTAGACCAGTTATTACCTCTTACGGTGTCAACAGAAGCAACCTCTTATCTACCTATATACCAAAGCTGAAAGAAAAGTTAGGAGGTTATGCTTTCTTCCTTATGTACACTGTTACAGAGGGGGGAGGGGCTGGAAACTGGATAAATCATTATGGAAGCGATACCTCTTCTACTGGTCTAGGATGTCTCATAGATGACTGTGATTATTTGCTATCGGTTTCTAAGCAAAATCTACCCGTAGCCCTCTCAGCTCCTGAAGTCTTTCAGCCTGCTCAAGAGGACAATCCCGGTACAGCTCAAGCCTTTTACAATTCCCTTGGCAACAATACCATTGGAAAGGTATTCATGCCATCCACTATGGCTGGCAATGCTTGGGTGTGGGCGACTAACTGGTGTAATGCCAATCAAGGCGGTGTTCCTTACGTTTATTTTGCTAATCCTTATGACCACATCATAAACACAATCAAAAATTCTGGTGCAGACCCTTTCAAAAAAGGGTCTCAGAAACCAGACTTGTCTGGTAAGTCTACAGGTGGAAAAGCCGTCAGGGATGTAGCAAAAGGTCAGCAAACAAGTGATCTCCTAAACCTTGTTACCAATCTAAAGAAAGGAATAGAAGACTTGTTCACTCATAACGTCTACGACCTCAACCACGGTCAAAGCTATTCTAACCAAGTTATTACAGTAACCAGAATGTATGATAATGTTCTGCGTGTCTCATTAAATGATGATGTCCTTAACAATCTCTTTTCTACTATTCAAAACAATGTGTCTGGCTCTACCAAGAAAATTGACTGGTCTGGTGGTGCTATCGCTAAACCTCAACAAAAGACCCCTAAAGCCAATTCTGGTCAGAAAACGGATGTACCATCAAAGGTCAATGCTCTTCGTGCTCTCAACGGTCAAACGATAGGAGACGGTCAGTGCTATGCCCTCGTTTCCTACTATGTCAACTCCATCAGTCCTGGCTATCACATCAGCTACTCTCTTGGTCAAATCCCTCCCTCTTTTATCAAAGGAGACATCTTGAGGGCTGCAAACATCGGGAGTGGGTATCATTGGGACGCTATTGGTTGGAAAGTGAAAGAGCCTACTAAGGCTAATATACAGGTCGGTGATATTTTTAACGTTTTGGCGGATGTTGGGGGTATCTGGCAAACCACATGGGCTGGTCATACTGGTGTTATAACTGGTTATGACGGACAGACCGTTGAAATCACTGACCAGAATTGGGCTAGTCAGCCTACAAATGTAAGGTCTTACCCAGTAGACCAATTTCTATATGGCTTGTCTAGTTTGATTAGTCCTCCTTAAGATTATATAAAGGCAACTAAAAAAGAGGGTATATGAACCCTCTTTTATTTTGCTATTTAGAATAGGCTTGGGCGATGTTATCGAAGTCCTTGTCATGCACTGAGATTTCATCAAAGCCAATTTTCTTCAAGGTCGCAACTGTTCCAATGTCAGCGATTGGTATTTTACGACCATCCACGATGGCTATATAACCTTGTTTTCCTGAGTGTGAGCGCATACAGATTTTCATAGTGTTGTCTTCCTTTTCTTTTGTTGATGTGGTTTGGTTGGTTGATTGAGTGATAGGGGTTGGACTTGTCGTGAAATCATCATCTAGTAAGACAATGGACTTGTCAAGACCTCCAGTGATAGCTGTTGAGGTGAATTGCCACCAACGAACGTGCTCCATCGTTGGGAAGAAATCCCAGATTCCGTCTGGTGTTGGTCTAACTGCATAGTCAGCATAAGCCCCAATCCAAAGTGAATTTGGGTACTTAGCTGTTACTTGGTCAATGGCAACATGAGCAAGGGTGTATGGTTTATAGCTATAATAAATAGGTTTGTAGCCGTGGAGAGCCAAGATTTCCATAAAGTGAATGATGGCTGAGGTGTTTGCTTGAATATCTGGTGAAGCGTCTTCCTCATAATCAAGGACAAGGTATGGTACTTTCTTGCTTGGAAGATGATTAAGAAACCACATGGCTTCCGCTTCTGCTTGCTGAATGTTGCCACCAAAACGTGCAAAATGATAGTAACCAACAGGATTTGAGGTGTCAGCCTGAGACTGAGCATATTGATTTACAAAGTAGGTTGCTTCAGTCACCTTGATAATGGTATTAGATGTTCCACTTGCTTCTATGTAGGGTGTGAGGTCTGGTGATTGCCACCCTGATACATCTAAAAAATAATCATTCTTTTTCATGAGGTGTTTCCTCTCCTAACATTTTTGTGTATTTTTCAATCTCAATCATGACACGGTTTTTGATAAAAGATGGTACATAAACACCCATTACACCAAGATTTTCAACGATTGATGTAGTGTATGTGAGCATGACCAAAATAAGAAGGGCATTAGAGATATAAGGAGATTGGAAATAGTACCCAAACAATACAACTACAAAGTAGAAGATAAAGGTGAAGGTATGTTTAATAACTCCTTTGGTTCCAATGTCACTTGATGTGACTTTCCATTTGACCGATTTTAGATAACCAGTCAAGAAATCAATGAGAATGAGAAAGAGGAAAATGACCAGTAGCTCATTCTTGATCGTTTGCTGAATAGCTGATAAAAGCATAATATGCTCCTTTCTTTTTTCTTATATTATATTATGTTTTGGACTAGATGTCAACTCCAAGTTTTTCCAATTCTTGAATGTAGTATGATTGAGTTTGGATGTAGTATTTTAGTGAGTAGATACCTTGCTCTTTTTCTGGAATGAAATCACGTGTTGAGATAGTTCCTAAATTGGTTTCAATGTAGAGAAGTTTTGAGGTGTTTTCTTCTTGAGTAGATGAAAGCTCTTTCTTGGCTTCGGCTATAATTTCTTTCTTGTATTTCTCAAGTTCTATATCATAGCTTTCAGGATATGGAAGCCCCTCATCTAATTTTATCCATGTATCATAAAGAGATATTGTGTTCCACTCGTTTCTGATAGCACGGATAGACTTGATTTTGACTCCTGATGAAAATTGGGATTTGATGAAAGTTTTGAAATCCATCTTGAAATTAAAGCTATCTTTTCGTACCCCTCCGCACTTGACTTTTATTTTATTGTTTGCAAGATAACAGTATTTTTTGTGGTTCAACATATAGAATTGTTCGATATGTTTGTTTTCTATATCCCATTTACCAAGATTAAAAGGATGAAATATTTCTTGCGGTAGATATTTCTTGGCTTCTGTTGACAGGTATAAGCTATCTGTATCGCAATACCAAAAATATTCATCTATCTTGTCTATTGGGATATAGGACAAGGGGTTCAAAAGATTATAGAAAGCGTAGGAAGTGACACTTGCTGAAAAGATGATGTTTCTTTCTGAATTTTCAAAACCGTTTTCAATATTGTATAGATTTCCTTTTTCGTCACGTCTAAACAAGTCAAAGTTAGCACGAAGAGCAGGAATACCATAGATACCATTCAAAAGGACTTTTGACCCAGCGACTTCCGTATCAGAAAAGACATAGGGATTTTTGTTGGTCGTGACTGATATATCTAAGGGAGACTTATAGTCAATCTCATAAGGGTTTTTACCTTGTGTCTTAACAAAGTAGTTATGTGATATAATGTCTTTAGCTCCAAAATCCAAACATTCATATGTAACAAAAGAGGTTACATTTAAGACATTGACTGGCTCAGGTAAAAACTTGTTTAATAGATCGATCAGGACAGAAGAGATATAGACCTCCTCATTTTTCATTGGATAGTATTTCACGATCATTTTACGGATAATTTTAGATGGGATGGTTTCAATGAGCTTGTTCAGGTCTTCATAGCGGATGGTGAAAAATGTGATATAGTCTTCGTGGTGCTCAATATGAGCTGGTGTTGGTTCTTCAAAATCTCCATAGTATCTTAAAAATGTAGGCATTTTGTGACCGTACATGACATAAGGATAGGATGAATTGATGTCAATGGAAAAACCATTTTCAAGGATGGTAGATATGTATTGGTCGTTATACAAGTTCAGACCGCCACGGTAGAAATTATTCAAGTAGTTAAAAAAGTTTAGATTATGAAAATGATACTCAGTATTTTTCAGACTATGCTTGCCAATCTTTTTCAAGATCTGGAATTGAGTAAGTGGATTGTCTTCAATATACATTTTCTTGATGTTGGATGTAAAAGTCATTTCGTTATAATCAAAACCAAAGAAAAGGGTTGAATAGTGCTTGACACAAAGTGCAAGGATAATCACATCGTTTCGGATATAAATGAGTTCGCTTTCTGAGAGCTGGTCAAAGACCATAGAAACATACTCAGATAATAGCTCAGGCGACAAGTCTTCTTCAAGGTCATACTTGGTATAGTCAAAAGTGGTCTTGAGGTATTCTTCTGAGATTAAGTCATGGTCTTTCAGCTTCTTTCCGATTGTGGCTATACTAGCATTGGTCTTTACATAGTTATCAATTGTGTAAAAATGGTAGTTGTTGAGAAAAAGTTCAAGTTCCAAGTTATTGGACGACTTGACACGCTTTTCAAGGATGATACCGTCTTCTTTCTCTTCCCAAGAAAGAATAGATTTTGAAGTGGTGTTGTCATTTTGAATGGCATTGCGTAAGTAAGCATTTTCAATCTTGAGCAAGGGATAGGCTCTTGCTACCTCACTGGTCAAAAAGTGATGGTCGTACTTGTTCCCATTGTGGAAGTTCAAGATATAATCATGCTTCTTCTTTCCATGAGTAAATACAAATTCAAAAAAATCTTTGAACGTATTAAAGATGGCATATTCTGGAAAGTCAGCAGAAGCGCTAGGAAAAAAGGCAACTGCGACTGAGTAAGTGATAGAATGGTAGAGGGATGGCTTAATTTTACCAGCTTTTTTGTTGATGGTCAAAGTCTCAATGTCCATAAAAAGATGGACTTTTTTCGATTTGATTGACTTTAAAAAATTAGCAAAATTAAGATTTTCCATGATGTCTTACTCGTACCTTTCTGCTAATTTTTTTATGTATGAATCCATTTCGTTCTTTTCAAACACGATTTCACTATCATTACGAGATGGAGGAGTGGTTGGAAGGCATTTGAATAGGTTGATGGATAATAAATGGTCGTTGTTTTTGATGTAGGTTTTAGAAAAAGAATCCTTAAATAGGAATAATCCTTTTTCGTAGTATTTTGAGAAGTCAGATTTATAGAATTTTGTGGTTAGATATTCTTTGGAATCTGTTTCATCTTTCAATTCTACGCAATATTCTTCTGTTCCTGATAGCTTTTCAATAGATAGGACATACTTGTCATTGTTATGTATGCAGTACAGGCATTTACCGTCGCCAATATCTATTTTTACGGAGAGGGCATCGACCTCAAGTTTTTTGTATTCACTTTCTGAGATGAGCTGATAAGGAGAGAAATTGAACTGACCAGTGATATTGCTATCCTCTTCATCACCAAATGCACGGAGGTTTTTAGTAGCGTTTACATGGTCGTTACGTCTGAGTTCTAAAAGTTTGTTATTGTATTGCTGGATGGTGTTGATTTCCTGATTTTCCAAAGCATTATAGAGCTTGAGAGCAGGAAAAATAGGACTTTCAAAGTTTACAGGGTTACCAAGTAAGATGATTTTTGGGTACTTTATATAAGGGCGGTTAGCGATACGGTCAATAGATCGGTAGATAAGTTGTAACTTTTCAAACTCGTTAGGAATGTAGTCGCTTTCAAGAGCAGTGAACTCATCATACACAATGATAGGAAAATGCTTGAGGACTTGAGAAGAAAACTTTAAGTCTGAAGCGTTGTTGAGGTCTGTAATGACTGCGATTTCTTTATCTCCTAAGCCTACCATGATGTAATCGTCTGTATTTCTATACCAGATTTGGTTGATGTCTCCCCATTTGATTGTGATAAAGATTTCTTCTATGAGTTCCTTGATACGAGATTGCAACGTGTAATGGCGGACGACAAAACAAGGCTTGATGTCTAAAGTTACGGCAAGGTAGAGGAGTGCTGAGGGGTAGTTGAATGACTTACCATCACCACGGTTGGTGATTGAGATGTAAAAGTCTATTTCAGGGTTGCAGAGGTGGTCTAATAGTTCAAGTTGATTGTACTCAGGTGGTAAGTATTTTTTCTTATATTTTTGTAGGGTTTTTAGGTAAGTTTTAGTCTCTTTATCCATGTAACACAATATCCTCATAATATACTTTGTTGATTTTATAAGGCTTTGAGTTCCTTATGTTGCGCATTTTTATATTAAAGTTGATGATGTTGCGCATGAGCTTTCTGATTGATTTTGCATCTTTAAATATGTAATCGTTAAATGACGCTTTGTTTGTATCTTTCAGACCCTCTATGTAAATTGTCAAGTGAGTATATACATAGCTATCATTGCTTTCAGTTTCAATCATCTTGATAGTGTGTTCAAATTCTGTAAGGGTAGATAGGTGTTTGCCATTTACGAGAGATTTGATGTCAACGTAAGAAACTGGTACATTGATATGGAGTGGTTCAGATACAAAAGGGTTAAAAGGTTTGTTTAGGTTTTGGATTGCTTTTTGTAACATATCTAGGTCTGTGTACATAGTTTTTTCTATGATGATGGATTGACCTTGATTGTAGATGTAAGACTTGTTATCTCTTGACCGTTCAAGAGATTGCTGACCTTGTTTAATTAAACGCTTGGACTCAGATTGCCTTTTACGGTCAATCTGAGAACCAAGCGGATTGATTATTTTAACCATATTTCATAAAAATTATTCTGTTTCAAATGGGTTGCGTTCCTTAGCGAAAGTGATGTTTTCTAGTTCATCTACTAGGATAGCTTTCAATCGGGCAAAGTCTTGACCTTCCTCATTCTTGACTAAGATGATGTTAAGCATGAGACTTTCTTCTGCTAGGAAATTATCCGTAACGTGTTCTTGGTCTAGATCAGTATCAAGAACCATGATAATTTCACCTTTCTTATTGTAAACGTTGACCTTTTTAGCGCATTTTACAACAATAAAATCTGTTTTGTCTTCTTTTGATGTGTAGATGGTCAAGCCATGTTCTTCAATGGTTGGGCGGTATTCATCATCAAAAGTGATATAAGCAGTTTTGGTGTTTAGTTTTGATTTAAAACTTTTCTTCTGGTTTGTCTTGTTTGATGTTGAGAAAGTTCCTTTAATGTTCATTGAGTTAAAAGTGTTTGTCATAGTTAGTTTTTTCCTTTTCTTATTTTTTGTTTTGTGTGATTGTTTCAATGTATGAGCATAGGTTCATCATGTTACTAACTGATAGAGAGTAGAAGCTATCAGGGTTAGCGATTAACATTCTGAGCCGTGACCTTGAAAGGTCTGTATAGTTTTCACTAAAGATAGTGATGGATGGCAATGATTGAAGATATTCAATAACCATTTTTTTATTGGCTTTGATATGGACAATCATGTTGTCAGATTTTGACTCCTTAAATATTGGCATTTACTTATCACCTCCTTTGCTGTCGGTTTAGATGTCCTAGAGAGAAGAGAGTTCCTTTCTTTTTTATTATGTTTTTGTAAGATTATTATATAACTTGTTTTGGAGATTGTCAAGCATTTTTAATAAAATAATTCAATTTTTTTTGTTTTGTAGCCTTTGAGGTAACAAACTAGAGTTTTTGAAGCTGGTTTCACTTGAATATAGCGGTAGTAGGTTAGATCAAGATATGAAAGGATGGTTATGAGATGTTCCATTTCATTTTCTAGGAAAGTGATAAAATCTTTCTTAGACTTGCGAATATCAACGACTGGTCTTGTGACTGTATCAGAAAGGTCGTGATAATCGCTAGTTGGTTTGTGATTAGAAAGACGGATAGTGCAGTTTTCAAGTTCCTTATAGACACTATCAAGGTGACTTGAATATGTGTACGGAGATTGTTCAAGATAGGTTTCTAGTTCGTCCATATCCTGAGCATATTTCTTTTTCTGATTGGATGATAAGTTGTAGTGTCTTTTTCTATAAGCATTGTAATAACTCATGATGTTTTCTCCTTTATATTTATGATTTTATTATATCAGATTGGCATTATTTTGTCAATACTTTTTTAACAATTTTTTAGAAAAATTGAAAATATTTTGTAGGTGAGATTAGGGATGTTTTAGATGTG